TACTACTATTAATAACCAAACCAGCTTCCCCTGTTGTTTGTTCAAAAGTTACATTACCATGTGTAGCAGTTGTTCCAACACTTAATTTCCCACTCGCATTTAAGGTCATAGCTTGTGTAAAGGTTATGGCATTACCTGCTGTACCTGAAGGAGCGGTGTAAAACTCGTGTTGCCCATCATATTGGCCATACCTTGTTGCTTTACCATTGTATTGATAAATGTAGGCAGGTGTGCTATTTAAATAAGCATTATTACCAAGTGATACTGTTCCTGTACCTGTTGTTTGCCCAAATAAATGTGCAGCACCTATTTGTAAAGCGTTTAACGTATTTAACCACGCACTTGGTGTTACTGCTAAACCTAAATTGCCTGAAGCGTCAGTTTGTAAATTACTATTTCCTATTGCACTTGAACTTGTGAACTTAGGTATGTAGTTTGTAGTGCCACTTCCACCTATTTTATCAGCAAAAAAGTTCCAATCCGTATAAGCCAAATAACCATCAACAGATGCAGTTGCTTTTGGAATAGAAATTGTTGGTGTAGTTCCACCACTTGACGAGATAGGAGCAGTGCCCGACACACTACTAACCTTAGTATTGGCTAAAGTAGCTACCGAATCTATACCTTTTTGTCTCCATGCTCTAGTTGAAATAACGACTGTATCGATAGCTAAAGTACCCGCACCTGTAATCGTTCCACCAGTTATACCAGTTCCGTTGTTAGTAGCAACTGAGGTAACAGTTCCACCACTAGAGGGGCTTGTATTTGTTATGGTAAAGTTTGGATAGGTTCCAGTAACACTAATCCCAGTACCACTTGAAATAGCTACCGTTTGATCTGGAGCAGTATTTGCAATCGTTCCAGTAGAACTTGAATAACTTATGCCAGTACCTGCATTAATAAAGTTTTTACGAGCATAAGGACTAAGCATTGCTGTCGTATCTATTTTTCTAAGATAAGGACTCAGCATAGATGAGGTATCGGATATATTAACCTTTAAGGCTAAGCCTGCTGTCAGATTGCTTTGTACTGAGTCGATTCCTTTTTGCCTCCATAAGCGAGTAGAGATAAGTGCTGTGTCAATAGCAAGGGTTCCGGCAGTTGTAATAGTACCCCCCGTCAAGCCAGTGGCATTATTTGTGGCTACTGAACTAACGGACCCTTTGTTATTAAAGACGGTCCAATCAGCCGAGCTTAAAGCACCTCTATTAATAGCCGAGGCAGTAGGCAGATTGAAAGTATGAGTGGCCGTTACAGAGGATATGTTAAAGTCCGTACCCGATGTGCCAGGTACTAAATACTGAGCAGGGGCAGTAAGCCCATTTATTGCACCTATGCCAGTTGTAAAGGTTGTATGCACCTCCCCAACATAGCCATTTTGTGTGTATAAAGTAACGGTCTTGCCATTGGTATTTGAGATATAAAATTGAATAATAATCCGATCTGTAATAGCTAAAGAAGTAGTTGGAATAGTAACAGACCAACTATATAAATTAGGGGTTGATCCTTCTGTGATTTGTTCAATTGGTGAGGTTGCAATAGTTGTTATAGTTGAACCATCCCATTTTTCCACTTCTACCCATATTTGAGCATGGTTAGACCCACCACCTGTTTCACTAAGCCAAGCATCTACATCCCAAACCCCAGCAGGTATTTGTAATAAGCCAGGTTTGCCTGGGTCCGTAATAAAGTTGGCTATATTGCCAGTAGTGGCCCTCGTAAAGTTAGCAGCAGCCCCAGTGTTGGCTGTATCGCCTAATTCATACATAGTGAGACCACCAAAAGTACCCATCGAGACCCCACCATTAAAGTAATAAATCTTACCTCCACCGCCTCCACCTGGAGCACCACTACTATCATTAAAAGCCCATAAATGATTGCCACCTCTGACATAAAAGACAGAATCTGACCCATTCTTTTTATAGACTTGAGTAACGAACTTGTTAGTGGTGTCAACCTTACGCAGATAAGGAGACAACATAGAAGCTGTGTCAGAAATATTTAGCTTTAGGTTTATTCTATTAGATAAAGAAGTAGTATCTATAATAGTACCTCTTAACTTTATCCATTGTGTACCAGTATAGGTATAAACACTTGAATCAGAGGTGTTATAAAATACAGCCCCAGCATTAGTTGAACCCCCAGTCCTTAAACTAGCAGCCGTACCTTTAGGAATGTGAAAGGTAGAGTCAAACATGCCAGCAATCCAACGGTATCTACCATTGATATTAATATAGTTTGAGGGAGCTTGCCCAAAAGCTACTTGGCTGACTACTAACAATAAAACGAGCTTAAATATTCGTATCATAGATAACATTTATTGATTCTTGTTCGTTAAAAGGTATATTGGCATCAAACTGGATAACCCCAGTTGATGGATTGTAATGCACTTGCCGACTTGTAATCATAATATCATTGACATTAGTAATTACATCATAAACCACTCCACTTCGGGCCACAAACAGCATCTTGACATAGGCTATTGCCGCATCAAATACATTGCTATCTCCCGGCACCGGGTAATATGTTTGTCTCAATGTCATTAGTCCTTCCACATTGCCCAGACTGTCTCGCCTGGATTAAAAGGTATATTTGAATCAAAAGTAATCCTTCCTAATGCACTATTGAATAGTGCAGTCCGATTTGATGGACTTCCCGTAGTGATAGGATCATAGACAGTACCCTCTCTGGCTATTCCCAGAATGGTCTTGCCTTGTAAAGTCTTGCCATAAACCGACAAGCCTTGTATTGCGTTTTGCCCTGCTACCGTTACCCAGTAGTCGGAATCGACATCCTCATCCAACGATGGGCTAGAGGGGCTGACATCCATTAAAAAAGCTCCAGTGCCGATAATGTTTACCGTACATTGTACAAAAGATTGCACATCCCCAGAAATAGGTAGGTTTTGTATTAAGGCCTCGCCCTCAATAGTTCTGATATCGCCATCTAAGTTAGTGAACTCAAACTGCCACTCAAGGGCTGCCCTTCTGACTGATTCTTGTATTAGATAGAAAGGGCTGTAACGATTTGCATCATTATTTGTTACAAGCACCCCAGAAGCCGAGCCAGACCATTCTGTCCTTCTTATTCGCCTTTTTGTGAATAAGCCATCATTGACTGAGGTCCTATTTATTATCTCATTTGTAATCTCAAAGGAGCATGACTTGGCACAAAATACCGGATAGTAATTGCCCTCTACCTTAATAGAGGCAATCATATTGGACCCTTTGACTACTTTACCATCGTTCATTCTTGTATATATTTGAACGAATGACCTTCATAAGTTTTGGGGATTGTACTATCTACAACCTCAATCATATAAAGACCCCATTCGCAGTTATCGGTATCTTGCTCGAAATGCAGCAGCTTGAACAGTTTATTTGTGGTAGCTGGGTGTGTATCTCTTTGCCTATAAACATGAAGCAAGTCTGGTAAGTCAGGCAATCCATCATAAGTCTTATCAGTATCTAAGCCATCACAAGTAGCCTCAAAGGCTGTAAAGACTCGGTTATATTGATTCCAGACCGCTTGGTTCTGATGTTGGCCATAGGGTAACTGATCCTCTTGGGGAGGGCTACCTTGAAACTCTATTGAGTCGTAAAAGTTGCCAGACAAAGTATAGTCATAGGCTTTTAATTGTGCTGCTCCTACCGTTTCGCTTTGTGTAGGCTCAGCAAAGGTTAAGATGGTCTTATTAGGGATAAGCGAGTATTCTACCGCCACAATGCGATACTTGCCATTATTAAGGCTAGTAAAGCTAACATCTACATAGTCGTTGATGTTAAAGAAAGGTGTATAAAAGCCATCTAAGTTAACACCATTGCCAGCAGCAAAGATAGCATTGCCATTGTATAAAGTATCGCCTAACTCTGTTAGTAACAAAGCCCCTTTCATTTCAATTCTAAGAGCATCAGACACATAAACAGTCTCATTCCTGACCGCCATGTTATCTACTTGCTGCTCAGAGGTATGCTGTTGCCCTTTGTATTTTGCATAAGAGCCATTAATTCTAGGGGTTAGGTTTATGCTTAAATTATTAAAATAAATAGGGGCAAAAATGTTTGAGTTTACTGCTAGTCTTACCCAAATGCGACCATTGGCAGGCACCTCTAGCTCTGAGCTAATATTTGTGTATTTAGGCAGCTCATCAGTTGAATCTAAAGCATTATCAAGATTTGTCCGCCACATCTCTGTAAAAGGATTATCTGATATTGAAGCAGTTAATGGCTTTGGTTTGCTGACCCATTGATTTATAATTGAAGATGGGTTTGTGTTATCATATTGCCATGTGTAGTAGTTTGTGTCAGCCTCTAACCATACATGGATTGGATTTATTGTGTTAATGTTGACATCTTGACCAACATCGACTGAGATTTGTAGCTTATCGCCCTTTTGTACATAAAAGGGTGTACTTTTTAGGTAGTGGATAAAATCAGCCCCAGAGACATCCTCATGCTCGACTACAAAATATCTCTCTTTCTCGTAGCCGTACTCAAACTCCTTAATCAGCTCCCCTCTGGCTCCTGCTTGCTGATAAAGGTCTAACCAAGCCCCTCCAGTACCATCTCCAGCCCTAGCCAATACCCATCCCTCAGGCCGATAAACCCCAGTGGAGTTGGCAGCAGTAGGATCAGGGGCAGAAACGACCTCACCCCTCTCAAAATCTATATTTTGTACAATCTCGGCTGGGTAGTTGTAGTCAAAGGTATGATGGACCGCTTTATAGGGCCTTTGGAGGCTTAACCTCGCATCATCGTTCATAAAAGCGATGTCATAGTTAGCTCCAATATCTTTAACCAGAAAAGGGGCATCAAAGGCAATAGGGTCGCCTGCATAGTCGAACTTACAAACTCTCTTTATTGCATACCCAGCCTCATCTGTTGAACGAATAAACCAGACATTCTTTTGCTGGCTTATATCACAAAACTCTTTAAGTATTTTCTCTAATACGGAGAAGCAATTCTCAAGCTCCCCAATGCTCGTTTCAAAGGTCTGAGCATTAATATAAAGCATATTATAAAAGTGGTCAGCAGCCACATCGTAGGTAGCTGAGACCTCTAATAAATTCATTTCAATCCAGATTGGTAATTCCAACCCGGTCTTTTGCAAGCACCAACTAATATATTTGACAAGCGGATGCGGCCCAGTTAAGTATCTACCCTCATTATCTGATAAAGGCAAGTCTCGTAAAAAGGCTATGCCATCAGTAGCAGTCAATTCTAATACATTAGGGTCTGGCTGAAAGGTCTGGCCTAAGTCAGAAATAGAAAGCCAACCGGTAAATATAACATCTGACTCAGTGCCTACTGCAATCTCTACTTTATATTGCTGATCGCCACCTCCAGCAAAGGTCATGGCATTTACCTCATCATTAGTAAATACTCTAAGATTGCAGCTTTTACTTTTTATAGGGGTAAACTTATCCTCTGAGTTGTCAACGGTTTGTAAAACCACTGGGGCATCTGCTGTCTCTAGTTCGACCTCAGTCAAATCATTTTCTGCTGTGTTTGTAATCTTTACATAAATAGTCTGCTCATTCGGGCTATTGTCCGAATAATCTACTTGCGTATTAACAAAACTACCTTTGTAAAAGTTAGCCATTGACTCTTAGTTGACTTCTTTGTGTTCTAGCATAAGCCAGTAAAATATCTTGCCCTCTTAGAACAGACATTCCCGAACCACCACCATTTCCTCTACCACCCATCATTGATCCTACTTGATTGTTTGGTACAATTCCCCCACTTACTGAAGGCACAAATAACTCTGGCCCCCTTTCTCCTACAAGATAAGGAGTTCCACCACTAACTGGGCCACCTAATGCTCTTGCACCTCCAAAGTTTTTTAGCAGAGATGCAGCAGCTATTGTGGCAATACCAATTCCTATTGCGGCCACCCCTGGGATTGCGATACCGCCAGCTCCTAATATTTTATCAATACCATCCTTTGCAATACCGTAAGCGATTAAGGCTTTACCTATTGCAGTAAGTAATGAGCTAATTACATCTAAAATACCTTTGCCAAAATCATCTCCTGACAAAAGATTTCCAAAGCTCTCACCGATACCCTCTAACCCTTGCTGTAAAGCATTCTGCAAAGCCTGACTTATGCTATTGGCAAAATCTACAAACTCTTTATCTGCTTCAGTTGCTTGAAGATTTGGTTTAATAGGAATCTTTACATTCTTAGGGTCGTTTTGTATATTCTTGATAGCCTTTTGTAAGTCAGGCAATAAACTAGGCAAAGGGCCAGCTAATTTTGCCTCAAACTCTGAAAGATTGCTAATCCCAGGTATGACCTCAAAATCTACATTAACCTTCCCCCCTTTAACCTTTTGCCCAACATTGCCAAGTAAATTAGTTGACTTTAAGGCTTGCTCATTAAATAAAGTAGTTACACCGGTAATCTCCTTAGTAATGTTAGCATACTCCTCTTGCCTTTGATTGAGGGCTTTTAAGGCATTATCTCTCTCAATTATAAAGGTTTGGCCACGACCTAACTCTTGCTCTCTCAGACTGAGCTGAGGCCTATTAATAAAGGCTGCTTGTGCTTTATTATAAGCCAACTGAGCCTCTGTGACTGATTTCTGGGCATTAGCTTGGTTAATTAACAAAGTAGCCGCCCGATCAGCCAACTGGTTAGCCAAAGCCTGAGCAATCAACCCTTGTGTATATTGATTGACTAATTCAGTGGCTCTGGCAGTAGCGACATTGGTTAATGTCAACTTTTGTCCGTATTCGCCCAGAATATCATTGGCTTTGCTTAAAGCTTCATTTCTTTGCTGAAGTGGTAAGTTGCCATTCTTGGCTATCTCTACAAACTTTTGCAGTTGTAAGCCACTAGATAAGGCCGAGGCTTGAGCATCGTCTAAGGATTTGTTAAACTCAGCAATATCATCCTTGGCTTTCTTAGCTGCTTGGCCAGAACCAAATATCTCTTTGCTAAATACAGTAACTAAAGAAGTAGCAGCCGCAAAGGCTAACCCAATACCAGCAGGGCCAGCAATGGCAGTGATTAAAGACTTAAAAGCACCCCCAGTTGACCCAGTTGTTGCTTTTAGTCGCTGAAAGTCATCAAATAATGGCTGTAAGTTGTTAGAGATGGCTATAAAACCAAAAGGGGCATCTTGCACAATTCGGCTAAGATTGCCCACAGCAGTACCAGCTTGGTTAGCTTGTTGAGGTAGTTGGCTTAGTTTGGTTGTGGCTTGGGTAACAGAATTGCCCATCGTGGTAGCAGCCTTGCCAGTATCTACCATCTCGGCTTGGACTAAATTTAAGCCCTTTACCGCACTATTGACATCTGCCGCTATCTGTATCTGCAATTCAGCCATTCTGCTTTGTTTTAAGCCTTTTTAGGGCTTCTTTCTCTTTCTTGGCCTTAAGGAGTGCTCGGATTTGCTCTTGGCTAATATCTTCTTTAGATTCAAGCTGCCAGCTATCCATGACAAACCTAGCCCCATTGCCCTTACCTATCAAAGCCTCGCATATTAAGGCTGTCTGAAACCTCAATAACAAAGACTCTGTCTTTACCTTTTCGATATATCCCTTTCTCAACAAAAGGTACTCATCGACCTCCAAACCGTAAAAGTCAACCGGAAGCAGGCCAATCTGACCAAAGGCTTCCGACCTCATCTCATCCCAAGTTAAGGATTTGCCACTTGGGCTGGGTCTTCCCCCTGGTCTTTAGGTTTATTAGCCTCGACAAACTTATTAATAAGACTGGCCGCATCGGTCTCATCCATTGCACCGACCCACTCTTGGACCTGCTCAATAGGGATAAATTCCTTGATGCCATTGACCTTGTTATAGCAGTTTAAGCCGCCATAAACGAGGCCACAGATAAAGTCAAATTGCTTGTCGGGCTTGCTTAGAAGCTCAGACATTAACAAGGGGTCAGAAGATGTAGCCTCTCCGTAGAACTTTGAGAACCACATCTTACCGACATCCAATGTTACATCCTTACCTCCAATTGTGTGTGTGATTTGTTTCATGTGTTATTAGCTTGTGGGTTCAGTATCAATGTCTCCTTCAATCTCAATAGTCATTGTAAACTTAGCAGTCTGACCGCTTACGTTCTGCTGACCTAAAGAGGCAATCCAACCATAACCGCCATGATAGACAGTCTCGGCTGAATCGGTGAGATGCCAATACTTTTTAGTATTGTTAGCATACATCGTTTGGAAATCATTAAAAGAAGCCTCAGAAGCATCAGGAGCTGTATCAACAACTGCATTCAGAGTGAATCGGTTGTTTTGGGGTCCTAATGTCTTTAGGGTTCCACAGTTAGTTTCATCACTAACCACATTGCGGCTGCCATCGAATGATCCCTCACTCTGACATACAGCCGACTTTCTTGCACCTGCGGGAGTGTCAGAATATTCAATGAACATTACACTGCCGGAGATTGTTGTAGGATCTGCCATTTTATTTTATTTATATTTGGTTTAACAAATGCTCGTATCTAATTATATATCTAAAGGTCGGATTTGACCCATCATCTTCTACTAATTGGTCTATTGACTGGACTCTAACACTTGTAATCTGAAAATCAGTTACAACAAGGTTAGTTGTGTTTGGTGTTGGCATTATTTGATCATTTAATATTTGGATATTAAACTCAGCCGCAAAAGGATTTGGGATTACATTTGCTTTTACAATTATCTCTAATCTTATTACCGCTGTCTGTAAAAATGCAGAGTTGTTATACTCTGATTGGCTTGATGTTTCTCCACTAATGAGTATGTAGCTGCCAGTTGTACCAGTAGGCACAACATCTTTAAACACAGGTAATTGTGCATTCATAGACACAAGTTCATACCATGCATTCTTTAAGGCTGGCAATGCTGCTTTATATGGCATCTAACACTCTGTTTAGATTCTGTAATAATTTAGTCCTAACCGGTATAATCTGCTTGTAAAAGAATGGCTTTGGACTAATACCATTCCTAAATATAGAACGAGCAATCAAAAAGGCTGCTCTATCGGCTTCCTTACCTTTAGCAATCCCCTTTCTCTTTACCCACCCCTTTATTGCATCGATGAGCTTAATAGCTCCTCCTTGCTTTGTTCCCCTAAATTGGGCAGCAAATTGCTCTGTGCCTGGATAGGGGTTGAATTTGCTCTTAGTGCCAAATTCTATGAATGGAGCATAAACCGCATTTGCACTAACCTTATAAGCCATGTTGCTCTCTTTTGTGTAGGCAATAGACCTTAACAAGGTTCCACGATCGCCCCCTTGTGTTGCTAAGTCTCTCTTTGCTAATGCAACAAAGTCCATAGCAGATGCTTGCAATTCCGCATCAACGAGCACCTTAACATCATTTGAAGCTTTGGCAATTCGCTTTTGCAAACTCTCTATCCCTATGACATTAATCTTTATCAAAGTATTGTGCTTGCTGTTAGTACCCAGTTAAATCGTTTCTCATCAATTCTTCTAGCCGCAGTTATCTCATAGAAATTACCATAATATTCTATTCTATATCTGGCATAAGGGTTGTAACCTCTATAATATATTCTAAATGATTTAGTATCATTAAGAGATACCATTCCATCATTTACGGTTCTACTTCCACTTTCATCAGTAACCTCAGCCCATAATAAATAGCTAACAGTTGAGTTCTCGGAATAGTTGCCACTTTGAGATGGCAGTCCAAGATCATATCTATACAATTTAATTGGCTTATAGTTACCTATTCCCATTAACCTAACCAGTTTGTAGTTTTATACCTAGCAGCTAAGTTCATAGCCTCTTTGCTCAACCCATCTACATTCTCATCCCCTCTATTGATATAGCGATAGGCTACTTCTTTCATTATAGCTTCCTTCAACCCTTTTGGCAAGGTAGCCAAAGAATAACCAGCTTGAAAGGTCATTTGCATGTTTGGTAAATGAGGACTCTTGAAGATTCTATTGTTCATAGACACCTCAAAGTCATCAGTTGCAATGCTATCCCCTTCATCATCATAGACATAGCTAATTGAGTTGACTGGCTGGAACGGAATCTCAAAATTACCAGCTAAGTTGGTAAACTCTATTTGAACATTCCTTCTTCTGAGATATAAGCCAGTAAAGTCCTCTATTCTTTCTCTTGCCGACACAATCAATGATTCAATCAGTAAGTTATCATCCATAAAAGTGGATGAAGTATTTAGTGGGCTTGTTATAAAGCCTTCAAGACGAAGATAATCCTTCATTTCTTGTAATTGCACTGGCTCCTCAATAGGAGTAACATCGCTAACAACTTGCCAGTCAATAAGTAGATTATACAGCATAGAGATTTATTAAAAAAAGGGGCCAGCCGAAACCGGCCCCACCACATCAAACCACAGCACCTATATTAGACATTACCAAAGTCAGCATAGATAACAGCATCAGTGCGGAGGAGGTTGATGTCCTCAAAGCACTCAACACGAGCAGTTACCAAGTTCTTTTGGAAGTTGTCGCTATCCTCATAAGAGAACTCAACGCGAAGGCCTTCAGTCTCAACTCTTTCTACATAGTTAGAGTCGATGATCAGAGCCTTGTCATCAGTTACCCAAGAAGCACCAATTACAGGTACACCAGCGATACGTACGTTACCAGAAGGGTCGATTACAACACCACCAGGCACAGAGTAGTCAGAAGGCTTAGTCTTGAGCAAGCGAGCCCACTGCTGGTAAGATACCAAAGCAAAAGAGGCATCGAAGTTAGCAGCCAGTTGGTTAGCAATCCAGTCAACCAGTTGCTCAGCATCAACAGTTGCAGAGGTAGTAGTTGAACCAGTAGCAGCCAAAGATACAGTGCT